TATTACTTATGTGAATACGCTCCAAGACTTGCAAAAGAATTATCACACTTTTTGGCAATCCCTGGTAAAAAGGATTTAAGAGAAGTTGGCGAGTTTATGCTAAGCTGGAATGTTAAAAACGGATTGAGACAGTATAAATTCCAGTACGCAGCCGTTGTCGCGGATATTGCTGATTGGTTCCCGCATTTTGTTAACACCGAAAGTATGTTTTATTATGGAACGAATGCCGTTGAATGTATTTCTTACCTGGCCAAAAACGACAACAAACTTAAAAAACAAGATTTTCTAGATGAGGTCATGACGCAAATATATGAAGATACTGGAAGTGTTCCATATAATGCAGAAGATGTATGTTGTGATTATATTAGATGGGTTGAGAATTATGTAAGGCCTGGTGATGATTATGCGCATTTGGATTACGATAATTTATGGTCTAGCAGTGACATTAAAGATCACCCACGTGGTAGACAAAAAGCAATGTTAGAACTAGGTTTAGTTGAAACCTTTAACGGAATGTCATCGCATCCGTCCGACCTTAAAATTTTACATAGTAACAATTTAACAGTAGATGATTACAAAGCAATGATACTACACTCAGCAATGGATAAGAATATAAGAAATGCCTCATAATAAACACGTAGAAGACGGATTTAATAAGGATATTGGGTTAATGCAAGCCGATGAAGCTAAGGAATATTACCTTGACTTGGCTAAGAACTGGGAAGATCCAAATCCAAAGCCATTCGAAAAAACCCACCAAGGAGTTAGGGTTATTCGTGACGATATGATCGTAGGCTCTAAAACAAGAGGCGGAGATTGTCTTATTAGCACAATTAAAGAAGATACTATTGCATATGTTCAACCACGTACAGGATTAGCTGGAGTGAGTATCTTAGATGTTGCTAGAAGGCATAATAAAAAGGTTAGATTGTATATGCCATCTAGTAAAAAGATTTCACACCATCAAGCGTGTTGTATAGAGCAAGGAGCTGACGTAAGCTTCCACCGAATAGCCGCAATGCCAAACTTGAATAAAATAGCATTAGAAGATTCGAGGAAACACGGTTACTACTTTGTTCCTCTAGGTCTAAAACATGAAATGGTCACTGCTGGTATAGTTAAAGTTGCGAGTGCAATTCGTGAACCAGACGAAGTATATGTGGCTACATCAACTGGAGTTCTTACGAGAGCTTTGCAAATAGCATGGCCTAACGCTAAGTTTACATCGGTTGCAGTGTCACGAAATATGAAAGCTGGAGAGTTGGGTAGGGCAGAAGTTATAAGTGAACCAAAGGCGTTCACTGCTCCTGAGAAGAATGAGAACCTACCGCCATTTCCGTGCATTGATACGTATGACGGTAAGGTTTGGAAGTTTATACCTAAGAATACTGGAAGAAATATATTATTCTGGAATGTAGGACCAGAGCCTACATTGTCGGATGAAACACTATACGAGACAGTTGATAGTTATAGAGATTGGGATAAAAATTTATGATCACAGGAACGTTTAATAAAATACCTAAAAAGAAAAATAGTCATGGGTATGGTTGGGCCAGAACGTGGTCTGAAAACCTAGATGTAGGTATTAATCACGAAGCGGAAATTGTTGACGTGTTGTATTTAGATCATGGTGTTAATTTTGGTGGATCACTGAATCTGTTTGGTGGATTTACCGAAGATCTAGAGAAACGAATTAACAACTTTTTAGAAGCAAGGCTTGTATATTCACTAGACATTGATATGCCAGATTATGGCGCAATGCTTAAAAAACGTAAGGATGTATTAGATAAAGATTGGTGTGATAAAGTATCAGAAAAATGTGCAACCGCAAGAACGTTAAAATCTACAGATATATCTGATTTGCATTGGCTGACTATTGGCGATTCACATACTGCCGCGTATTCAAAGGAAGGTTCGATGGTTATAAAAACTGATGGACTTACGCTTAACGGACAAATAAAAACAAACTTTGAATACGTAATGAAACATATATTAGAGTGTATGCCAAGGGGAATTACAATGTCCTTTGGAAACATAGATATTAGGCATCACCTTTGCAGATTAAATGCAGATAGTATGCCTATGTTAAAAGAATGGAAAAAGTTCGGTGAAGAGTTAGAACGTAAGGGAATAAAAGTAGAATACTCAACACCATGGCCAATAGAGTTCGAAGAACGAAAACTACCAAAAACCGGTTATTATAAAGATAAACCATTTTGGGGTTCTCGCGAAGAAAGAATCAACGCTTTAAACCAATGGATATCCAACATGGATGATCTAGGTATGAAGAGGGTTGAATATCCTGAAGAGTGGCTCACTATGAATAGTGAAGCATACGCGAAGGACCATATGGAAAGCACATCATCGGTACACCTATCTCCTGAGTCATATAGACGCAAAAATTGGGGAATTAACTGTGTACAATTGACTGATTTCATGTTATAATATACACATTAATTAATAAAAGAGGAAATATGCCAAGTATAAATTTACAAGCTCAACCAAGAAAGTTCAACAAAAATCGGAAAGGTAAACGAGACAATCGTCCGCCTCAAGATATGCCTTTTGAAGTAGGATTGAGAAAGTTCAAAAAAGCTGTAGAAGCTGCAGGTATCTTACAAGATGTCCGAGCTAAGGAATTCTATGAGAAACCTACAGCAAAACGCAAGCGTAAAAAGGCCGAAGCAATTTCGCGTCATAAGCGAGAATTGAGAGCCCAAGAACAAACCCAGTTTGGTAGGAGAAAAAGATAATGTCAGTAATGGACAAACTAAAAAAGAACTCTAAGATTAAAGCTTCAGATGTTCTATCAAAGTCAGTATTCTTTAGTGATAAAGAAATGACTAAAACAGAAGTGCCGATGGTTAACGTCGCTTTATCGGGAGATCCGGATGGTGGATTAAGTCCTGGTTTGACAGTATTAGCCGGTCCTTCTAAACACTTTAAAACATCATTTGCCTTATTAATGGCAGGTGCATATTTAAAGGAACACGAGGATGCAGTGTTACTATTTTATGATTCAGAGTTTGGTTCACCGCAATCATATTTTGAATCATTCGGTATCGATACTGATAGAGTATTGCATACACCAATTACTGACGTCGAGCAGCTTAAGTTTGATTTAGTAGGTCAATTAGAAAATATTGAAAGAAATGACAAGGTTATTGTCGTCATTGATTCTATTGGCAATCTTGCTTCGAAGAAAGAATTAGAAGATGCGCTAAATGAAAAATCAGTTGCTGATATGTCAAGAGCCAAAGCGCTCAAAGGTTTATTCAGAATGGTCACTCCTTATCTGGCTATGAAGAATATCCCTTTGCTTGCTGTTAATCACACATATCAAGAGATTGGATTATTTCCTAAAGCTATTGTTTCTGGTGGTACTGGAATTTATTATTCAGCAGACAACATTTGGATTCTTGGAAGGCAACAACAAAAGCAAGGAACCGAAATTAAAGGTTATAACTTTGTGATCAACGTCGAGAAATCACGGTTTGTAAAAGAGAAGTCTAAGATTCCAATCAGCGTAACTTGGGAAGGTGGTATTGCTCCATACTCAGGATTACTAGATGTGGCATTGGCCGGTGGTTATGTCCAAAAGCCGAATGTAGGTTGGTACTGCAGAGTTGATATGGAAACAGGAGAACTAGTTCAACCTAAAGTAAGAGAAAAAGATACTTTAGAAGAAGAGTTCTGGAAGCCTATATTTGAAAATACAAACTTTAAAGAGTTTTTGAAAGGCCATTATCAAATAGGTCATAAACCGTTACTAGACATCGAACTCGATATTGAGCAAGAACATGGATAATCATTTTATTACAGTAGAACACCCAGAATCTGATTTTTATGCTATTCAGTTAAATGACAATTCACCATATGACGGTGTAAGATTTATTTATGGCACCGTATCCATTAAAGAAAGTCCGGAACTAGATGTGGCCACACTATCATTTACGTATAACATAAATGATCCAGGTGATTATGACCACGACACATTGAGAGATGACGAGGCTTTTAATAACTACCTCGGAGATCTATTAACACATATTATTCAAGAAGGGACAACGAAACTTGCAGAACGAAATACCGACACACGTACTAAGTCATCTACTTAATAACGAAGAATATTGCAGACGGGTAATACCGTACCTTCAAAAAGAATATTTCGAAGGGATCCATAAAGTAGTATTCGACCTTATTGTTAGCTTTGTAGCGGCGCATAACAAATTACCTACTGGTAGAGTGCTAGATATTGAGCTACAAAAAGTGTCAGCGCCAGAAGATGTATTAAACCAATCATCAATGTTAATCAACGAGATCGGTAATAAAACTGATTTAGATACTGATTATCTTATTAATGAAACTGAAAAGTGGTGTAAAGATCGTGCAGTATATCTCGCGATTATGGATTCTATTGGTATTATTGATGGAAAGGATCCGGAAAAAAGCGAAGGTGCTATACCAGAAATACTTTCAACAGCTCTTGGCGTATCATTTGATCAAGCAATTGGCCATGATTACATCGACGATTCGTCTGCTCGTTTTGATTTCTATAATAAAACGGAAGAACGTATTCCATGGGATCTTGACTATTTCAATAAAATTACTAAAGGCGGTATACCGAATAAAACACTAAATGTATGTTTGGCTGGTACTGGTGTAGGTAAATCTTTGTTTATGTGTCATAACGCAGCATCAGTTTTACAACAAGGTAAGAATGTTCTTTATATTACTATGGAAATGGCTGAAGAAAGAATCGCTGAACGTATTGATGCAAACTTAATGGATCTACCTATTCAACAACTAGAATCATTGCCCAAAGATGTATTTTCTGAAAAGATACAAAAGATTGCAACAGGCACAATCGGTAAATTATTGATTAAAGAATATCCAACCGGCGCTGCGCATTCTGGTCACTTTCGAGCTTTATTGAATGAATTAAAGCTTAAAAAGAAGTTTGCTCCTGATATCATATATATAGATTACCTAAATATATGTTCGTCATCGCGCATGAAAGCCATGGGTGGTAGTATAAATAGTTATACCTACATCAAAGCTATTGCTGAAGAATTACGTGGTTTAGCGATTGAGTTTAATCTGCCAATTATGACAGCAACTCAAACGACTCGATCAGGTTTCAGCAATACTGATGTAGGACTTGAAGATACATCAGAATCTTTTGGCCTCCCTGCTACAGCTGATTTGATGTTTGCATTAATAGCAACTGAAGAATTGGATGAACTTAACCAAGTAATGGTTAAGCAACTTAAAAATAGATATAATGATCCGACTAAATTTAAACGATTTGTAGTTGGCATCGACCGTGCACGTATGAAATTGTACGATGTAGAAGAATCTGCTCAATCTGATATTATGTCAGATATGAGTATCCCCGATAAACCCATCGCAACGTGGGGGGATAAGGAAAATAAAGACACGTTTGCGGAATTTAAAGTATAGGAGAAATATATGTTAGATTGGATGAAATCTAGATTGGTTGAAAGAACCTCGCACGACGGTATTGCGTTGATTGCGGTTTGCGGTTCAGTTGTATTATTTGGCGGCTTGGCTAAAATGTTAGCTTGGGTTGGTTTAGTATATGGTATCTACACCTTGGTAAAGAAAGAGGATTAATTAGTGTTTAAAGTACGCGTTATTTCGTATAGTAAGCCAGCAATTGGCGTTGATTTGAAGGATGATTTATTACAAATGGTCGCATATTGCGCTCGTGTTTCAAATCCAGAAAACCAAAATAATGAAGAAACTGCGGAAAAGTTGGTCAAGTATCTGATTAAACACCAGCACTGGTCACCTTTAGAGATGGCCAGTGTCTGCATGGAAATAGATACAACCAGGGATATCGCTCGGCAAATTCTTAGACATCGGTCTTTTTCGTTTCAAGAATTTAGCCAGCGGTATGCTGATCCTATCAAAGATTTGAGCTTTGTTACTAGAGAAGCTAGAATGCAGGATAATAAGAATCGCCAAAATTCAGTCGTTCTTGGAAGTGATGATCCTATTCATCATATATGGGAATCATATCAAGAGGTGATTATTGAGCGTTGTAAACATGCTTATGAATGGGCTATTGAGGCCGGCATCGCAAAGGAACAGGCTAGAGCAATACTACCTGAAGGTTTAACAATGTCTCGTATGTATGTCAACGGAACATTGAGATCTTGGATTCATTACATTCAGTTGAGAGCGGCAAATGGTACTCAAAAAGAACACCAAGAAATTGCTAAAGCTTGCGCAGAAGCGATATATCAAATATTTCCTTTAGATGATGTTATATAAACGCAATTTAATATAACAAAATAGTCTAAAAAAAGGGTGTACAAAGCCATAAAAGTGGTGTATAATATACCTATATTAAATGATGAGGAAAGCGAATATGAACGAACTAATTGAAAAAACCCAAGAACTTTTAACTATCATGCAAAACCAATTGCATGCTAA